TTACACACAGTACAATTTAAAAACACTAACTACAAGACCATCAAATAAATTTAAAGGTGTTAATTATGCAGCTTTAAATAAAGATAATGGTTGTAGAGAAAGTTTTATACCCCGCAATGATAAATTTATTGAAATTGATATTAGTGCTTATCACCCTACTTTAGCAGCTAAATTAGTTAACTATAAATTTCCAACAAGTGATATACATAGTCACTTTGCATCGTTGTATAAAGTAGATTATCAAAAAGCTAAGGAATTAACATTTAAACAACTATACGGAGGAGTTTTCGATAATTACAAAGACCTGGAATTTTTTAGTAGGATAGAAAAGTTTGTAAAAAATACTTGGGATGTGTTTAATAATGAGGGGTATATTGAGTGCCCGATTTCAAATTTTATATTAGAAAAAAATAAGTTAGATAATATGAATCCACAAAAGTTATTTAATTATATTTTACAAAATATGGAAACATCTCAAAATGTTTTGGCTTTGTGGGATATTTTTAGTATACTGAAGGGTAAGAAGACGCGTTTAGTATTATATACGTATGATTCATTCTTATTTGATTTTATCGAAGAAGAAGCTTCGGTTATAGATAAAGTTAGGGAAGTATTTACAAAATACGATCTTAACATAAAAGAAAGTGAAGGTTATGACTACAATTTTAACAGATAATTACAATACGTATAATCCGAGTTATGATATCATTAGTGATATCAAAATTTTAGGAGATTTGAATAATAAATTATTTTGTACTTTTACCGATTTAAATGGTCTTGATGAATTAATTGAGGACATAAAATCTAAATACACTATTATTTACAATAAATTATTTGTTTTAGAAATTGTAGGTAAAGATGAGTATGTGGTTACCTATAATGTTGAACAAGCTAATGTTCATACAATTCCCGATAATACAATCCTAGTACATAGAAAAAAAGAATCAAATACTTTATATACAATAAACGCTTTAAACGAATTAATTAAAAAATTAAATGGTGGTGTTGTTGATACTAGTTATCAAGTAGATTGGCAACACTATAGAAATTGTATTTTACTGACTCAACATAATGATTTAAATCAGTTAAATACAAAAATACACAAGATTATAGAAGTATAATTAGGTTATGAAAATTTGGGTAAATGGTTGTTTTGATATTCTCCACAGAGGACATTTTGAGTTATTCAATTATGCCAAATCATTAGGTAATTTCTTAGTTGTTGGTATTGATTCAGATGAAAAAGTATCTCAAGATAAGGGCCCTGATAGACCATATAATAATTTAGAAGATAGACATTATGCTCTAGAAAGTTTAAAAGCTATAGATCAAATTTATGTTTTTGATTCTAAAGACCATTTAGAATGGCTAATTCAAAAAGAACAACCTGATATTTTAGTTGTAGGAAGTGACTGGAAAGGTAAGGAAATAGTAGGTGGGCAGTATGCTAAAAAAATTGTATATTTTGATCGCATAGGTAATTATTCAACCTCAAATATTTTAAAATGAAAGTATTAGTTATAGGAGATAGTTGTACGGATAAATTTATTTATGGTGAATGTAATAGAATTTGTCCTGAAGCCCCAGTCCCTGTTTTTAATCCCATAGAACAAAAGTCTAATGGTGGTATGTCTAAAAATGTATTTAACAACTTAAAAAGCCTAGCCAGTAAATGGGATATAGATTTAATTACTAATACTAATGAAATTACTAAAACTAGGTTAGTTGATATTAAAACAAATCAAATGTTACTTAGAGTAGATGAAGATGATAAATGTAATAGAGTTAAAAATATTAAAGATTTTGATGATTATGACGCTATTGTAATTAGTGATTATAATAAAGGTTTTTTACATGAAGATGATATTAAGTCTCTTATTAAACAATATCCTATATCTTTTGTTGATTCTAAAAAAATATTTGATAAATGGATAGACGGAACTACATTTTTAAAAATAAACGAATATGAGTATAACAAAAATCATAAACATTTAAAAAATTATAAAGGAAATTTATTAGTTACATTAGGTGAAAAGGGAGTTAGATATAATAATACAATTATTCCACCTCAAAGAAAAGCAGAGGTATCTGACTTATCAGGGGCAGGTGATACTTTTTTTGCTGCTTTTATTTTTAGCTATTTAACTAATAAAAACGTTATCGAAAGTATTGCTTTTGCACAAAAGTGTGCTTTAGAAGTTGTAGAGAAAAAAGGTGTTGTAGTTATTTAAAAGTAATTTGGCTCCTTAAATTATTGTGCGTATATTAATGTTACATAAAAAAAAGTTATAATTATGGATTTATCATTACTTAAACAGAAGTTGGACAACCTCCAACAAAAACAAACCACAGGTGGACAAAAAACGGATTATACTAAAATATTCTGGAGACCCACTGTAGGTAAACAACAAGTTAGGATCGTGCCTAGTGCATTTGACCCTAAAAACCCATTTACAGAACTTAAGTTCTATTATGGTATTACAAATAAGGTTATGATTTCACCTTTAAATTTTGGTGAAAAAGACCCTATTCAATTATTCGCTCAAAAATTAAGAGAAGAGTATAATAAGGAAAATTATGTACTTGCTAAAAAGTTAGACGCTAAAAACCGAGTTTTCGTTCCTGTAGTAGTTAGAGGTGAAGAAGATAAGGGAGTTAGATTATGGCAATTTGGTAAAACAGTATATGAAGAATTATTAGCTTTAGCTGTTGATGAGGAAATAGGAGATTATACTGATGTAGCATCAGGTAGAGACTTAACTGTAGAAACAGTAGGTCCTGAAGTTACTGGTACTCCTTATAATAGATCTTCAGTTAGAGTAAGATTAAAAACAACTCCACTTAGTGAAGATAGCAAACAAGTAGAGGGATGGTTAAAAGAACAACCAAACCCTAAAGAATTATTTAAGCGTTATACGTTTGACGAAATGAAATCAGCATTAGAAAAATGGTTAGCCCCAGAAGATTCACATGAAGAAGGTGATATTATATCTGAACCAGCTACCAACTTTGATAATGATCCTAAGGATTTACCTTGGGAGAAAAAGGAAGCTAAATCTAAATTTAGTTTAGATACTTCACAGGCGAAACAAACGAAAAAAGACGAATTTGATAATTTATTTAAATAATGGCAAGAAAGAAAGAATCACTAACGGCGGCTGTATCTGCTGAGTTAAGGAGTAAATTTGATTTATCTAATTTTAAAAACAAAAAAGGATTAGATAAAAATATTAAATTTAAGGAACAACAATGGATTCCTCTTTCATCTGCATTTCAAGAAGTTACTTCGATCCCTGGTATTCCTATGGGTCATATTGTTTTACTTAGAGGTCACTCGGATACAGGTAAAACAACCGCAATGATTGAAGCGGCAGTATCAGCTCAAAAGAGAAATATACTACCCGTTTTTATCATTACTGAGATGAAATGGAATTGGGAACATGCAATCCAAATGGGACTGGATATTAAAGTTGAAAAACATCCAGAAACAGGTGAAATTGTAGGATATGATGGTAATTTTATTTATATAGATAGAGAAACTATTAATTCTATTGAAGATGTAGCTGGATTTATTTTAGATTTAATGGATGAGCAGAAAAAAGGTAATTTACCTTATGATTTATTATTCTTATGGGATAGTATAGGGTCGGTACCTTGTGAAATGTCACTTAAATCAAATAAAAATAATAATGAATGGAATGCAGGTGCTATGTCAACTCAATTTGGAAATAATGTTAATCAAAAAATAACATTATCAAGAAAAGAATCTTCACCTTATACTAATACATTAGTTTGTGTTAATAAAGTTTGGACATTAAAACCAGAATCACCTATGGGTAAACCTAAATTAATGAATAAAGGTGGTTATGCAATGTGGTTTGATTCAACGTTTGTAGTTACATTTGGTAATATTATGTCTGCTGGAACATCTAAAATTAAAGCAATTAAAGATGGTAAACAAGTAGAATTTGCTAAAAGAGCTAATATACAAATTGATAAAAACCATATTAATGGAGTTACAACTAGAGGTAGAATTGTAATGACACCCCATGGTTTTATTTTAGATAGTGACAAGGATCTTAAAACATATAAATCAGAACATGCTGCTGAATGGGCTAAAATCCTAGGTGGTGGTGATTTTGATGTTGTGGAGGAGAATGAAGAAGTAAGAGACATTTCTCAATTTGAGAAGGAACCAGA